ACGTACTATAGCCAACTGGGGCCGAAGGAATACCTTCATATGATTAAGTCTTTATAAGTAATAACGTTTTTATGTCCGCTACACCAAATGACATCGATCCCCCTTCAGAATCTGGGGGATACATTTCTAAATCAAGTACCAATGAGTCCCATGGACCAACGACTAAGTTTGCTGATGACACCATCGGAGTCGACGTCAAGTCAACCCCAGTCAGACAAACTGCAATCCAAAGATTTTTTGGTTCTCGACAAGCTCCGGCAACTGATCGAATTGTCGACTACTTGTCTCGTCCCACTATTGTTACTAGTGGCAGTTTTACTGCTTCTGATAGTGGCCTTATATTTGCTACGGATCTCATCTCAATTATAAATGCAAATAAAGCTGCAAGGCTTGCAAATATGTATGCGATGAAATTCGATATTAAATTAACATTACAGGTTAATGCTGATAGATTTCAGTGTGGGAGATACATCATGGGTGTTTTACCTTACTCAGGAGGTTCACCTGCTGGTGGTCCACAGCATAATTGTTGGCGCAATATGCATGTTGCAAATTTGACTACAATAACGCAATTACCACATGTGGAGATCGATTTAGCTAAACAAACACATGCAACTTTAACTTATCCCTTTACTTATTTGATGCCTGCGCTTGAGTTTTCTGCCTCATCACCAACCTTTGGTGCTTATTACACTGAAGTTTTTATTATTCCTTACTCTGCATTGGTTACTGGTTCAGGAGGTGCTACATGTGATTACACTTTGTGGGGATCACTTGAGAATGTTGAGTTAACGTCTGTCACTGTTAACCAGATGGCAGATGTCTCAACTAAAGAGGCTAAGGACCAGAATATAGGTCCTGTTAGCTCAGCCTTGTCTAAAGTATCTCGAGCAACCAGTATATTGGGAACCATACCGGTTATAGGACCGTGGGCTTCCACCGTTTCTTGGGCCACCGATCTGTTCGCTCAGTCAGCCAATATAATGGGTTGGTCTAAACCTCTCAATGTGGCTGCGCCAATGCGTATGAGTAGGAAAGTTCTACCATATGCTGGAGTTTCTGATGGTTCTGCGGATTCTATTCCATTAGGAGTTTCTCTGCAGAATTCAGTAGTTGCTAATCCGGGACTAGGTGATGGCGATGTTGATGAAATGTCTATTGATTTTATCAAAG